TCTACTTTATCCGGGTTCCAGCTGGTTGCATCACAATCTGATACATCACTGGAAGCACTCGGTAAGGGATTAAATAAATTATCCATTTATATGGCTGAGAATGGTGATGCTGCAAAGAAACTTGGCATTACCGCTAAAGACCCTGCTGAAGCATTTATCCAGCTATCTGAAATACTCACAAATATTGAGAACCCATATCAGCGGGCATCACTTGCCAATAAAATTCTAGATAAAAGTTATTCTGAATTAATGCCTGCCCTATTGCAGGGAAGTGAAGCATTACGTGACCAGATTAATAAGGGCCGGGAGTATGCTGGCGTTACTGAAGAAGGCGTTAAGCAAGCTCAGGAATTCAATGATCAGTTTGATGCACTGAAGGTATCAGCAGGCGGGTTTGGAACCAAGCTTGCTACGGAGGTATTACCTTCCTTAAATGACATCATCAAAGCAATGAAAGACGCCTATACCGAAGGCGGTCTGATGAAGTCATTTTTCATGGGCTTGGGGACGCTTGGCAAGAATGCATTATTTGGAAGTGATGCCGAGAATAAGCGTAAACGCGCTATGCAAGCTATCCCAAATGAAATTACTGAACTTGCCACTAAATTAAGAAATGATATTAATGGATCTGCACCATTAAGCTTTATTGATCGTAAGAAGATAGAACTCGATATTCAGTACCTGGCAAAAGAGGCTAATAACCTTAAACGGGAACTTGGTATCGACCAGCCTGCTTCAGAAAAGCCAAAATCTAAAAAAACAGATTCAGGTGTAGTTGATGGAATTATCAATCCTACTGGCAGTAGTAAAGGAAAAAAAGATACTGTTGAAACTGCTAAAGAAGCAGTAACAGAGTATTCAAAACTATACGGTGAATTTACAAAAATCATAGAGGGTACAAATCAGCTTTCACAAGCTGAGCAGACACTTCGTGATATTCAAGCAGGCCGTTTCTCTGATCTGTTACCTTGGCAGCAGGAGCAGCTTGCAGGCCTAGCTGAACAAGTCAGATATATGCAAGACCTTCAGGTATTCAATGAAGGTGATGCCCGCGCTCTTGAAACTGAAATAGAGCTTACTAATGAGCAACTCGATACTGAGCGCAAGCTACAGGAGCAGCGTCAGCAGGCAGAAGACTCATACGACAAAATACTTGAGGGTATTCAGCAAGAAAATGAAGACCTGACATTCCAGTTGTCAATCCAAGACCTTTCTAAAAAAGCCCAGGATGAAAAAATAGCTGCACACAATGTAGAAATTACATTGCAAAAAACACTGAATGAATTGGCTGATCAGGGTTTGGGTTTAAGTGAAGAGGAAATCAATTCTTTACGCGATAAATATACAGAAATTGGCAAGCTGAATACCAAATTGAAAGATGGTTCAAGCATTGCAAAAGACTTTGGACTGACATTTAAATCCGGTCTTGAAGATGCAATTGTTGAGGGTAAAAACCTTGGTGATGTATTGAAGGGTTTAGAGCAGGATTTAATCCGCATGGCAACCCGCCGCGCCATTACTGACCCATTAATGAAAGCATTTGACAGTATCGATTTTGGGAAAATGTTTAGTTTCCTTACTCCAAATGCAGATGGCGGTACATATTCAGGCTCCGGGATTTCAAAATATTCTGGAACTGTTGTCAGCACTCCTACTTTATTCCCATTTGCAAAAGGTACTGGCTTGATGGGGGAGGCTGGTGCTGAAGGTATATTCCCGCTTAAGCGCGGTAGAGATGGAAAATTAGGAGTTAGTGCTGAAGGTGTATCTACCGGAACAAATGTGACTGTTAATCTGATTGAATCACCAGGCAATGGTGGTCAAGTTAATCAAAGCCAGGATGGGAGTGGAAATCTTACCTTGGACATCATGGTTGAAAAGATTGAAGGCATGATAGGCCGCAATATTGGCAAGGGCCGTGGTTTGGCTCCAGTCCTTGAACGCCAGTATGGTCTTGGTAGAGCAGCGGGGGCTTATTAATGGCTAATTTTCCAGTCACATTACCTGCTCCAACTTTATCAGGTTATCAAGGTGAGGTTGGTGCCAATGTTTTACGCACTGACTTTGATGGTGGTCCTGCCAGACAGCGCCTGCGCTTTACCAACTCTCCTGATGAATTGAATCTGCTTTGGAAATTCAAGGCAGCGGAAATGGCAATCTTCAAAGCCTTTTGGGAAACGGATCTGCATATGGGAACAGATTGGTTTCTGATGCACCTTGATATAGGTAATGGGCTTATTGAATACGAGGTGCGTTTTGTTTCAGGTAAATATCAATACCAGGTATTGCCTGGTATGAACTGGGCAATAAGTGCAAAGGTTGAAGTGCAATGAAAGTAACTAAGGATTAATTATGTCAAACGCACTTTATCCAAAATGGAAAGAGCAGATTGAAAAATTCACCGCAAATAATGATTTAAACAGCGGTGTAGTTAAAGCCGCATTAATTGATACCGGCTCTTATACCTATTCATCAGCACATCAGTTTTATTCAGAATTGAGCGGAGTTATTGGAACGCCTCAAAAAATACTTAATAAGACATTTATAAATGGAGTATTTGATGGTGACAACGTTACTTTTCATACCGTAACCGGGGACAGTGCAGAGGCAATTGTTATTTATATCGATACTGGCAGTTCCGCAACAAGTCCTTTGGTAGCGTTTATCGATACTGGCGTTACAGGATTACCGATTACACCTAATGGCGGCGGCATTCAGATTAGATGGCACGTCAGCGGTATTTTTGCACTTTAAGGAGCTGTAAGTGGTGACGATAGATTTTGAAATTCAGCAGAATGGATATACGTTGAAAGACGCCATTATTTTGCCTGACGACCACGGCTTAGATGAAATTGAAATTGACGCAATCAAACAGCAACGTTTTGATAACTGGTATGCGGTAGTGACCACTCATCCCGTTGAGGAGGTGCCAAATGTTTAGCGAGCAAACGATTGTTGTGTTTTTCACGCTACTACTAACCGCGTTTAACGTAGTTGATTGGTACACAACGCGCACCATTTTGAAGGCTGGAGGCACTGAGGCAAACCCGATAGGTCGCTTTTGGATGAAGCACTTAGGCGTGGACTTTTACCTAGCGTGCAAAACCATATTAGCGGCTTACGTTGGCTATCATTTGGGCTTTGTACTGTTGCCGTTGCTTATTGTTATAACCGTTATGTACGGGTTTTTAATGGCGCGTAATCTTAGGAATCTGTAATGGCAACTAGATATTGGGTCGGCGGTACGGGTACGTGGGACGCTACAACTACAACCAATTGGTCAGCCACTAGCGGTGGAGCTGGCGGGGCTAGTGCGCCAACTTCGGCTGATGACGTGGTGTTCGATGCGGCGAGTGATGCGGGCGCAATCTTTACGGTTACGGTAGGCACTGGCGCGGTATGCCGTGACATTACGGCGGGCAGTCTTGATTTTACGATGACGCTGGCGGGTAGTGCGGCTTGGTCTGTTTATGGGTCGTTAACGTTTCCGGCTACGAATTTTACGCGGACTTATACAGGGGATATAACGTTTGCCGCTACATCTACAGGGAAAATAATTACAACAAATGGAGTTCAATTAACTAGCGGGGCTTTGGTTTTATCTGGTTCAGGCGGTGAATGGACACTAGGAAGCGCAATTACAGTTGGCGGTGTAAATCTTTTTGCAGGCACTTTTAGAACTAATAATTTTAATGTTACTGCTGCGAATATTTTTAGTTCATATAGTACTGTTCGTGCTTTTTATTTGGGGACTTCTACAGTAACATTAAGTGTTGGAGGGCTTGTTGATTTTACAAATAAAACAAATCTAACTTTTGATTCAGGAACATCTACAATAATTGGGTTGGCGGCTACCCCAACGTTTAATGGCGGCGGCCTAACATTCTATAACGTATCATTCACAAGTACCGCCGCTGGCACAGCAACAATCACCGGCGCAAATACATTTAACAATCTAACGTTCACCAGCCTTGCCGCAACAGGTATTCGCAATATATCAATCTCAGCAAACCAAACCATAAATGGCACGCTAACCCTAGGCACGGCAAACACAGCGATACGCCGCATGTTTGTATTTAGCGATGTAGTGGGCACGCCACGCACGATTACAGCTAACGCAATTGCAACACTGGCTGATGTGGATTTCCGCGACATTGTAGCGGCTGGCGCGTCCGGCACTTGGGCAGGCACTCGCTTGGGTAATTGCTTGGGCAATAGCAATATCACGTTTGCGGCGGGTAAGAACGTTTACTGGAATTTGGTAGGCGGCGGCAATTTTTCAAGCACAGCATGGGCGTTATCTAGCGGAGGTGCTGTAAGTGCAAGTAACTTTCCATTGGCACAGGACAGTGTTGTATTTGAGGACACGGGGCTTAATTCAGGGGTTATTGTTTACATTGGCTGGAACTGGAACATTGGCGGCATAAATACAAGCGGCAGAACGTTACCGATGGGGTTGGATTTTGTAGCAATCAACCTCTATAAAAATATTACCTTCCATTCAGGATTGACAGTATCCGGCACTGGGGTAACGACATTTTCAGGGCAAGGCGCTACACAGCAAATTACAAGCGCAGGTAGAACTTTTACCCAGCCTCTAACAATAAACAACGCAACAGGCACACTCCAACTCGCCGATGCGTTAATCACGTCAGGTGCATTTACGCTGACTAGCGGTACGGTTGCTCTGAATGGGTTTGATTTGACGGCTTTGACGTTTAGCTCAAGCAATAGCAACACTCGGTCGATTGCGTTTGGCGCTAATAAAATCGTAGTTACAGGGAATAACGCTACTATTTGGGACACCGCAACAGCTACTAATTACAGTTATACAGGCTCAGGTATTATTGAATTTAATTATTCAGGTTCCGTTGGAACTCGCAATATCCGGCATGGATACAATTCAAGCTCTGGTACAAATGCAAACTCACCAAAAATTAAAATTACCGCTGGCACAGACATTATAAATATCCAAAGCACAACATTCGTAAAAGACTTGGACTTTACAGGATTTGCTGGTTCATTCCCGAATACCGAAGTCGCGTTATATGGTAGCGTTATTTTTTCAACTGGGATGACGATAGGTGCGGGAGCAACCGCATGGCGTATAGTCGGCTCAGTTAGCGCAGGAACACAAACCATAACAACTAACGGCAAAACATTAGATTTCCCAATTTCAAAAGTTGATTCGAGCACCCTGCAACTAGCTGACGCACTCACAATGGGTTCAACGCGAACATTTACGCATACCGTAGGCGCAATAGACCTAAACGGCAAAACCCTAACCGTTGGCGCTTACAGTTCAACCGGTGCGGTGGCTCGTAATATCAGCTTCAATAGCGGCTCAATCGTTGACTTGGGCGCATGGACTGTATCAGGTAGCAACTTCACGACCAGCGGCGTTGGCACAATTAGCATGACGAGCGCGAGCGCTAAGACGTTTGCTGGCGGCGGGTTTAGTTATCCGATATTGAACCAGGGCGGCGCGGGCGATTTGACGATTACCGGAGCGAACCGGTTTAAGGATATGACCAACACCGTGCAACCGTGCGCGGTGGTATTCCCAGCCAGCACAATTACCAGCGTTGAGAATTTCAGCTTGAACGGCACGCCGGGCAATCTAGTTTCTATCAGGTCAAGCGTTGCAGGCACGCGGTTTACGTTGAATAAGGTGGCGCCATGACGATTGTTGTTAGTTATTTAAATATTAAAGATAGTGCTGCTACGCCATCAACGGAGTTCGTTGCTGAGTTATCTACTGATTCAGGGAACAATACTGGGTGGAGTTTTTTCCCTAGCGGTTATTGGCAATATCTGGATCCGGCTACATTCAATAATTCAAATACTTTTTTTACTCCCATCGTTGAATATAAGGGCAGCATCACTATTGAGGATGCACTAAAAGAAGCTTATGCAAGTGCTCCAAGTGATGTTGTTATCTTGCATACCCTTGAGTTTAGGCATCCTAACTTTGTTGATGAATTAAATCAGCCAACTTCAATCCGCGTTGTTTTAGATAATGTTGACCATGCCTGCAAGCTTGAATCTAGCGCCCCATTAGATCCGAATGCCATAGTTACTTTTACCAGGTTCTCATTTGATTTTACTTTACCGGAAGTACAAAGCAGCGCCACGCCGGAAATCATTATCAGTATGGATAATGTCAGCCGTGAAATCGAGGATAACCTGGCACTGGCAGTTGCTTCTCCCTATAAGGTTGAAGTGACATACCGGCCTTATCTATCAACAAACGTATCCGCTCCGCAAATGGATCCTCCTTTAACACTGACATTGACGCATGTTGAAGCTGATGATTTCAAAGTAACAGCTAGAGCCAGTTACGGTGATGCGGCAAATAAGGCATTCCCATCTGAGCTTTATACATCAACACGTTTCCCAGGGTTAATAAGATGATGCATTGGGCCTTTCAATATTTAGGGCTGCCATGGGTATCTGGCCATGAAGGACCAAGCTCATTTGATTGCTGGGGATTGGTACGCTATGTACAAAAACATCACTTTAATCGTGAGCTCTCATCTATTACGGTTGATGCTGACAATATTCGCGCTGTAGTTAAGGAATTTACCAGCAATAGTGAGCGTAATAAGTGGCATCTGGTAGATGAAGCGATAGATGGTGACTGCCTATTATTAAGCCAGAATAAAGAGCCTACGCATGTTGGAATATGGCTTGAGATTGATGGCGGTGGGCTGCTGCATGCAGTAAGAGGTGCTGGTGTAGTTTTCAGCTCTCCTGCAAATATAAAGTTAATGGGATATAACATATTAGGGGCTTATCGATGCTTGCAACCGTAGTTTACGCAAATAATCCATTTGACCCGGCACGTGATCGTACCGTTAAGCAGGTTCGCCGTCATAGTAGCCTGCAAAAACTTGCACCAAAAACGCAGCAGCCATTCGTATGTCTGGTAAATGGTGCTCCAGTCCTACGCGCAAATGACGGCTGGCTGCGCAAGATTGATGATGGTGATTTAGTTGCATTCATAGCTTTGCCTCAGGGCGGCGGTGGCGGTTCTAATCCGCTGCGCGTTATTTTAATGATTGGTATGGCATCTTTTGCGCCATGGGCAGCTGGCATGCTAGCACCTGAGCTTGGTGTGATGTCAGAGTTTGGCATGATGGCATTACAGTCTGGAATTGGATTTATTGGAAATGCATTAATCAATGCGCTAATTCCTCCGCCTATGCCATCAAGCTCGAAGCATGGGCAAAACTCAGCAGCTGCATCACCAACCTATAGTTTAGCAGCGCAGGGTAATAGTGCTCGTATAGGTGAAGCCATCCCAGTTTTATATGGTAAGCATGTCATTTATCCTGATTTCGCAGCGGAGCCATATACAGAATATGCCGGTAATGAACAATATCTATACCAGTTATTCTGTGTTGGCCAGGGTGAGTACGATATTAGCAATATCAGGATTGAAGATACTGCAATTACCAGTTTTGCAGAGGTTACTTATGAGGTCGTAAATCCAGGGACTAAAGTCACTTTATTTCCTGCAAACGTTATTACAGCTAGTGAAGTTTCCGGGCAGGAGTTATTAAGCACTGCTGCAGTTGGGCCGTTTATCGCCAACCCGGCGACAACGCAGACTAATGCGATTGCAGTGGATATTGTTGCTCCACGCGGTTTGTATTATGCCAATGATGATGGTGGCCTTAACTCTGTAAGTGCTACCTTTAAAGTGGAAGCTAGAACAGTCGATGATTATGGTACTGCTACCGGTTCATGGGTAACACTGGGGACTGAAACAATAACAGCTGCAACAGGAACTCCGCAGCGAAATTCATACCGTTATACAGTTATCAAAGCTCGATATGAAGTAAAAATAACTCGAGTAGATACCAAGCAGACTGATTCCAGATATGGCCATGAGATTGATTGGGTATCGTTACGTGCCTATATCCCTGACTCTCAGGAGTATGGAGAAATTACAATGCTTGCTGTGCGCATGCGGGCATCTAATAATATTTCATCTCAATCAGCGCGGCGTATTAACTGTATTGCTCAAAGAAAACTTCCTATCTGGAATGGGTCATCCTGGAGTGCAAATACAGCAACAAGAAGTATCTGCTGGGCACTTGCTGATGCGCTGCGTGCAAGTTATGGTGGTAAGTTACCAGATGCAAGAATAGATCTGTCACAGCTTTTGATACTTGATTCAATATTAAGCGCAAGGGGTGATACTTTTGACGGTATCTTTGACCAGAAACAGGTGCTATGGGAATCCATTAGCTTAATAGCTCGTACCGGTAGGATGAAACCGTTTGTACAAGGCGGTATCTATCATTTTACACGCGATGGTGCAGTGACATTGCCAGTAGCATTATTCAACCAGCGCAATATCGTAAAAGGCAGCATGAAAGTTGAATACATGCTACCAAGTGATGAGACTGCTGATTCTGTCATCGTTACTTATTTTGATGAAACAAGGCAAAAACCGTTAGAAGTACATGCCACTCTGCCAGGGTATTCTGCGGATAATCCGTTCCCAGTAGAGTTGTTTGGGGTTACCAATGCCGCACAGGCCTGGCGTGAAGGCAGATATATTGCCGCTGCCAATAGGTATCGCCGTCAATCTATCAATTTTGTTACTGAGATGGAAGGCTTCATTCCTACATTTGGGGATCTGATTGCCATCGCGCATGACAGAATGCAGCGGAATATATCCGGTGATGTGGTTGCCTATAATAGTGTAACTAAAATACTGACTTTATCTGAACCAGTGACCTTTGGAGCCGGGACCTACTATTTCGGGTTCAAGTTACGTGATGGTAGTTTTTCTGGGCCATGGCAGGCAACGGCTGGAGTTGATGGATATCATGCCGTCCTAACTGATTATTTAGACTTCATACCAGATACCGCATCTGGACGTGAACGGACTAGCTTTACCTTTGGCCAAGGTGAGGAGTATAGGAAACTGGCTCGTGTCGTATCTGTACGTCCACGCTCGATTCATCAGGTTGAGATTACTTGTATCAATGAAGATAGTGCCGTTCATACAGCAGATACGGGTACAGTCCCGCCTGCTTCAAGTTACTGGAATCTCCCTGCAAAAATTACAAGGCCATTAGTTTCAGGCCTATCTGTAACCCTATCCGGTACAGCATCAAATCCACAGCTTGCAATCGACTGGCTTCCTGCAGCCGGTGCAGACCATTACTACATTGAAACAAGTTATGACCTTGGCGCTTCATGGCAGCGTAGGGGTGAGGTTTCATCATCTAATATATTGATACCAGCTCAACGCGGTACTGTTTATGTACGTGTTGCTGGAGTAGGACTATCTCGTGGCGAATGGGTTGAATGGATTGGTGACCCATATGCAGTGCCACCAGCTGATGTATCAAGTTTCCTGATCAGTGTGCAACCAGACGGTACCCGCCAGTTTGATATGTCTCTGGCATTAGGGTTGCCTCCTGATTTTGCAGGATATGAAATCCGTTATAAAGCCGGTACTGGCGCATATACATGGGATAGCATGACGGCCATGCATGATGGCCTGATTACCAATAGCCCATTTGAATACAATCAAATTGATGCCGGACAATATACTTTCGCAGTAAAGGCTGTTGATACATCCGGTATTAAATCTCTCAATGCAAAATTCATCACTGCAGATTTAGCAGACCAGAGGCTTGCTGGCGTTATCTATAACCAGTTGCCACGTAATTATGGATGGCCTGGTAGCAAAACCGGATGTTCTGTTGAATCTGATACCGGAAATCTTGTTGCCAATGATGCAACAGCCTGGTCTAGCCTGACAGACTGGGCAAGCTGGAATACATGGATTAACTCAGCTACATCGCCTATTACTTACCAGCATACAACTATCGATCTGGGGTCGATTGTGCCATTTGTTCCTGTAATTTCTGCCATAGCTGATGGTACCGTTACTATCGAAGAACAGCATAGTGATGACAATACAACCTATAGCAGCTGGGCTGCGGTTGGGTCATCAATAGTGGCGCGTTACTTCAGGGTAAGAATTTCCGTAGCTGGCACGCTGCCTGTTATTTATCAGTTAAATATTCAGCTCAGCGGTAACTCAATCACTGAAGAGGTAAATGATTTAAATACATCAATCCTGACTGGGGCAAACAGGATTGGAACCGGTGATATCAGGATTCCATTTAGCAATGGTTTTTCAGTGATCACACAGGTTCAAGTTGCATTACAGAATGTAGGTGCAGGATGGAGTTATGAAGTAATTGATAAAAATACGACTACAGGCCCACGTATCAAGATTTATAACGCTAGTAATACATTGGCAGATGCCACTATTGACTGCTATTTGAGAGGATTTTAATTATGACATGGCCAACTTCAATAGTTGATACTAGCAATATGGATGCACCAGGTGATAGTGCTGGTAATGCGCGTGCTGAAATTAAAAAAATGGCGGATAACGTCAATGCTATCAAGGATGCTAAAGGTGCTGCCAGTGGTATTGCTGAATTAGATACCGGTGGCAAGGTTCCCGTTGCTCAATTGCCAAATATTGCTGCGGATAAAGGCGGAACCGGATTTACGTCATTTACTGCTGGCGATATTTTCTATGCTAATACTACAACAAGCCTGGCAAAACTAGGAGCCGGGTCTGCAGGTATGGTACTTACATCTAATGGGGCCGGTGCTGCGCCAAGTTATCAGGTAGCAGGTGGTCTTCCATCCGGGACTCGGACAGCTTTCAACCAGACAGCAGCACCTGTTGGCTGGACGAAAGATACCACTGTGGCTTTGAACGATAGCATTTTGAGAATCGTTACTGGTACCGTTGGTTCAGGCGGTTCAAATGCATTCAGCACATTCAATGGGCAAACCAGTGTCGGTGCTACTACGCTGACTACAGCACAGATTCCCGCACATACTCATACAGGCGGGGCAAAAACAGGAACGTTTCAAATGCAGTCTGCATCAGTTAGCGGTCCAGTTGCATTAACTAGCGCCAGTACAGCAGAAAATACCGGTGGCGGCGGTTCACATACCCATACTGTAACAACCGGTATCAAATATAACGATTTCATTATTGCGAGCAAAGATTAATGGCTAAGGATGCAAAAGTTATTTGCCCGATGATGGGTGGTGATGAATGTATAGAAGACGGTGCCATCCGTAATGGGGTGCTGGTCAAGTGTAGATTCTGGGTAACGGTGATGGGTAAAAACCCGCAAACTGGGGAAACCGTCAATAACGGTGATTGCGCCATGGCTTGGATGCCGGTATTACTGATTGAAAATAGTAAAGTAAATCGTGAAACCGGTGCTGCAGTCG